AATTGTGCTGAAGATTGAGAACTAACTTTAAACCAACCACTTACAGTCATTGCTCCTGTAATATTTAATGCAGATGTAATTGGTAATTCTAAATAATCATTAGAACCATCGAAATTGAAGGAATACTTGTTGGGAAAGCCGAGGACCTTACCCTTGCTTAATAAGTTACCTAATCCTAGCATTTAACCAACGTAGGCTATGACTTTACCAGAGGCTAGTGTAAAGCCTGTATATCTGCCATATAGTATTGATCCTGCAGGAAACGTAACTGAGTCTATAGCCGCACCTGCGTTAGAATCGATTAAAGTTCCTGTGCCTGTATCGTCTGGATATAGTTGTTCGGTTTCTGCTATAAGTCCACCAGAACCAGATGCGAAAACGCTATCTTCTATAAATTGTATTGCTACAAATACACCAGAACCTGCTCCACAAGTACACGCTGTTGTGCCTGTTACAAGTATTCCACCTGCTTGTCCTAGTGATAAATTGTTGGCCTCATTGACCGCATATTGTCTTAAACTCATCTTGTTGTTCTCCTATTCGTATGCCTTGCCGAGCCAGATAGTCTCATGGGCATATCGGTTAATTATTTTTTCTTTTTAGCTTTAGGTTTCTTTTTGATTTCGTTACCATCTTTATCACATTCCTTAAATCTTTCTTTTAAAGACTTTTGATCGTGGTTGTTAGGATCGTATTCAATAATGATTCCATTTGGCTTTTTATAATATTTCATAAATTTTCCTTTAGTTAATGCAGGGGGCAAAAACACCGCCCCCTAACATTATGACAATGATTAAGAAACGTCTGAGAGTATATAAACTCCGAAAGTGTCCTTAATTTCTACCTCACCCCAGAAACCTGTGGCAACGTATTCAGTTGTTCTGAAAGATGCGTTTCTTTCAGTTTCAATGCGAAATAGACCTTCTGGTCCTACTGCAAGACCAATTGCTCCCTTAGAGAAAGCAAATCCTGCGGCATCAGCACCAGATGATACATCTTCATCAATCTGATCTGACCAATACACATTAAAACCTGCGATTGATCCTATCATACCAACGTTCATAGCCTCTTCACCTTTAGCACCCATTAAGGATAAAGGTTTAGCGTTAGAACCTGTTACTGCCTCATCATGCAATAAGCTAATGATACCCTTTGATCCCCACACCTGTTTAGGTGATAAGACTAAGTTGTATGGGAATGGAGCACCTGCCGCTCTTAACTGTCTCATAGCACCAAAAATGTGTGATAGAGCTAATGCACTACCTGCACCACATTCAGTCTGTGAAAAAGCAGTTCCTAAAGCAGTTAAATCAGCATCTAGTTTTGCCGCTACAGCATTACCCATGATGTCACCGATATTACCTGTTAGGTTGTCACTATTACCCATTACTGCAAGGTCTGATACATCTGCTCTGATAACATGCTCAGAAACAGTTGCACTTCTTGCGGCTGTTGTAATTGAGGTTACTGTACCCTGGTCTACACCATCGGCTGTAGCCGCCGCCGCACTTGATGCGACTCTGCTGTAGTCTGGGAATTGTACTGTGATTGCACCCTTAACTGCTTGTTGGGCAGTTACTAAAGGGAACATTACGTTTGAGTGATTAAAGGCTAGTGTAGCATCACCAATGGTTTTTCCTAAACCACCAACCGCTACGCCTGTATCTGTTTCAGCCATTATTTGGCCTCCTGTTTATTTTGCCAAGCCTTTTTAAGCGTACCTTCACCCCATCCACCAAAATACTTTTTAGTAGTGTGGGGTTTTCCTTTACCAAGATTGGTTGCTCTTTCCTCATAAATATCAATTACATCATCGTAACTAACTGAGCTACCTTTATAGGTACACTCAGCATCTGTTCCACCATCAACAACATCTGTAGTAATGTCATTGTTAGGATCAAGATAGTTTTTTAATCTATCCTTCATTTCTATATGCTATTTTGATATTCCCAGAGGTCTGTGGATTGTTGGCCTCTTTATATCCTTTCGGATCAGTAGTTGCCCATTCTTCCATAGAACTATAACCCATCTTTGTACCAGGAATAGAATTGTCTACCTGTTTAGGCTTGGGATTAGTTATTACTTTATCTACATGGACCTCTAGCTTATCTAGGGATAGTCCATTGTATATCTCACGATCATCTTCTGGCAACTTAGATAATAACGAATCTCTCCGATTTGCTTGATAATTATCAAAAGCTGTTGCCTTTTTTTCTGCTACCTCAAGTTTCTGAGTCATGTCGGACATAATCTTATCGTATTCGCCCTTGTCCTCTAGTTGCTTAAGTTTAGTAGCCTCAGACTCTTCTTTCATCTTTCTATTGATAGAATCTAGTTGAGACTTGAGTTCATTCTTTTCGGTAACTGTTTCCTTAAATCGTGCATAAGGTACTGAGTTTACGACCTGCTTTTCTTCACTAGCAGAAGTGGTGTCCTCTTTAACGTCTTGGACTTCTTTGACTGTTTCGTTTTCCATTTTAACCTCTCGTTAGAGTTACTAAGACCTTTTGCCTATTTCAAATGTGATAGGCTTTTTAGTAGCAATTTTTATATTCTTAGCAAATTGCTTATCAATTCTTTTTGTAGTGTCGGCTGTGATTGCTCTGGTAATTCTTTTATTAAAGATGTACCAATCAGAACCTTTTCTAAATCCAATTCTTTGTAATTCCTGGACTCTTCTAGCAAACGTACCAATCAATCCAATCGTTACGCTGTCTTTACTTGTCCCCTGTACTTTTAAAGCATCTAGCATCTTTCCTGTAAGTGTAAGGTTTACAAAACCTGTCTCTGTACTAGATTGAGATTGTGCCGCTTGTCTTGAACTTTTAGCTGTAGCATAAGACCTAGAGTATTTGCCTGTTAATGCTCGTTTCTCTCTGATTTGCTCCCTTACTACGTTACAGGCATTATCTCCGATAGAATCCCATGTTTTTAAAGGTATATCTACTATTTTATCTGGGTTTAGTGGTTTAATTTTCATCTAGCTGTTTATTTGCTTGTTTGCCTTTAAATTGTGACTTCTTTGTAAATGGTAATGGCTCATGTCTACAACCAAAATGAGTACCATTATTAAACGCACCTGCTGACTGACTATTAAATTGTGCTATGGTCATAGGTCCTAGTGCTATTAGCTTTAAACACTCATCACTTGTTCTGTCATCGATAGGACCAGACCAGATATATAGTTTACTCTCTGGTGCGTTGTTTGCCATCTCTCTAGTAACATTCCTAGAAAACTTTCTAAGTGAATCATCTACCAATGCCTCTGCTTGTGATGGTGTAAGGCCAAATGAACTAACAATGTCCTCAAATTCACTTACAGGTAAGTCACCTATAACTGATTCAATCATCAGTTTCTTCATTACATCTATTTTATCTTTGATCTTGTTTTGATATACGATAAGGTCTGTTCTTATTAAGGACTCTATAACTGTTTCAGATATATCAGCAAATGACTGCATATTCTTTAACTCTAAAGCGTACTGAGTCATTAAGAGTTCTAGCTGTCCATTCATTTGTTTACCAACAGTTTGATTTAGATCAAGGTCTAGCAATTCTTTAACAATAACATCATTAGGTACGTTAGCTTTATTAGCTTTGTTGTATATCTTGATTACAGAATCCTGCAACTTTTGTATAGCTATGTTAAATTGTTCGCCTGTGTACATTAACTTTGTAATATGCTAAGTAGAGGTGACTCTGGTTGCTCTTCTTCTTGAAGTTCACCCATCTTCTTCTCTAGTTCTTCTTCTAAAATATCTGGATTAAAATATCTAATTAATTCTTTGCGGCTTATAAGGTTGTTATCCATCATAAACTGCAACCTATCTTTTTCTTCTGACCATGTAGTAGGGAATCCTGCCTCTTCAAAATCAACTGCATAAGACTCAGATAAACCTTTACCTTCATGCACTTGTAATATGGTCCTGTCTATTTCATACCTAGAGTGTTCAAATTCTTTAAAGAAAGGAATGTCTGACTCTCTTGATTCTAGGTTCTCCATTGATAATATCTTTAGTGCCTCACCACTTGGTGGTGTGCCACCCTCTCCCCATCTAATAGATAGTGAATGGTTTTGACCTACTTGATTGACCATCATCTTAACAGCCTCAATCATATCTCTTATTGAACCAGAGTTAGGCGATATGTAGTTAAAAGAACCGCCTTCTGGTAATACTAAAACTCGCTCAATGCCACCTTTTAAATTTGGTATCTCTGTATCTATTCCTGTAATAACAGGTTGGCCTAGTGCATACCTAGTTGCTAATGCTACCTCAGTCATAGCAATACTTACCTGTAGTGCCGCTCTAGCTACATCCATAGAATCAGATTGAAATTGTATCTTAGAGATAGGTAAAATTTGATAAGGGTTAATCATGTCTACGTTGTCCCCTACAGGCTTTATTTTGCCATTCATATCAAAGATAAAGTGCATCCCTTGCTCACCATCTCTTGCCTCGGACCAGAATACAAACTGCCTATCACCACCAGAGTTTTTACCTATTTCATAACTAACACCATAAGGATCAGTCTCTCCATTGTTTAAGTAATATTCTTTAACATGAGGTAGTATGTCATATTCTATACGTTGTTTCTTTTCATTGTATTTACTTCTAAAATGACATTTACCTAATAGCCAACCTATCTCACTAAACTCTCTTATCTTAGAATTTAAGTGATGTGCTTGTGCTAGGTACTCTTCTGATATTTCTTCTGAGCCATTAATTAATCTTATTGGTGGCTTTTTATATAACATCATTCTGCTACGAGCAAATCGAGGTACTACACGCATTCCAAATGGTGGTATCTGATTTAAAGTTGTACCTGGAAACCATTGCTCTAAGTGTATGTCTAAGTTTCTGTTATAATAGAAGTCTAGTGCTGTTTCTTTTTCAGCGACTTCATTCTTTGCCATGTAATCTTCAGCCTCTCTTATTGAGGCCATTACTGCCTCTTTGCCGAGATCGGGTAGCATTATTTTATCGTGAAAATCCATTTATAAACCTTTAGGATATAGCATATTCATTTGCCTGTATATGATTGTGAATTACTTCCCCTACTTGTTCTTTATGCTTTAGGTCCAAACGTTTACCATAATAATGCAAAAAGATAAATGTTGATATAATGCCAACTACAATACCTAACAAGAACTCTACCATGATTTACTAGCCATAGTCTTTTTACGAATAGGAAATAAGTAATTAATACCATACCCTAACGCATCTGATAAGTGTGTTTGTTTTATATCTCGTTTGTCTATGTCTCCAAGTCTCCAAGTGTTTTGCTCTAGGTCCATTACTAGATTAGGGCAGTTCTCAACGCTAAAGTTTCCAGAGCGTATGAGTTTATTAACACTAGCAACCCTATCTCTAACAGCAGGGTTACGTCTTGGTGCTTTTACTTTAAAACCAAAGCTACGCATGATCTCATGGTCACTTTGAGTTGCTGAACTTTTTCTAGAGTTACCACTAGCATCACAAAACAAATCACAATCTGGAAAGTCTTTCTTAATTATCTCTGCCATATCATAAGTGTTTACATTGCTTAAGCGATACTCTTTAAATACATGAATCCAACCATTACCAAGATAAGCCGCTAAAGCCGAGGCATAATCCACATTGTAATCCTGCATGATAATAACAGGTAGGTCTTTAAGGTCGGACCTTTTACTAATATGTTTATTTCTATCGAAGTCTTTATATACTCTGCCTTGTGTTAGATTAACAAACTGACCATGTACATAGGCTTTTATCTCATCATCTGAGTAAGCTGATAAAAGGTTTTGTTTATATTCTTCTGGTAAGTGAATGTTTTCTAAGGTAGAGCCGATAACAATGCCGATGTCTATATCATCACGATTACTTAACTCATAACCCCAATTTAACTGCTCTGGTGTACCTGTTAAGAATACTTCCATGTGAGATGCCTCTGGATGCCTTACCCTTGCAATCATTTGGTCAAATACTTCTTTTTTTTGTATAAATGGCTCATCTATTCCTGCCCATGAAAGATTACTTCCTTTCAAAGAATCGGCTTTATCTCCCGATCCTAACCAAATATGTCCATCCCAATTATGGATATGAAAATCGTTTTTCATTTGGTTATAGGTGTAATCTATTCCTGTGCGATTAAGTATTTCCTTTAAGGTTATGACTATTGTTCTCTGTGAAAGTCCATGTGATGGACTCACATACATCCCAGGATGTGGAGCATTGATATAACTCAGATATATAGAGCGTAAAGCACCAATGTAAGTCTTTCCACTTCCGTAACCACCGATTAGAACCTTGTAAAATGTTTGTAAATCCCACCATTGTGATTGATGTGGGAGAAAATTCTTTCTTTGTATTTTGAACTGACTCACTCAATGATTAGGGTGTCCTTATGAGTGATCTCTTTGGTTTCTTTTGCTTTGCCTTCTGTACGATCACTAAGATAATTGACAGCCCCTAAACTGCCATTCATAGCCATACGATATACTTTTCGTATCATTAATTCTTTCTTTGTTTTTTCATCTACTTCTTCATCAAATACTTTATTAATTATATCAGCTAAAGCACCATTCCTTCCATTAGGATTAGGTATATCGCCTTTTTTAAACTTTTTACCTTCTTTGTTGCCCTTAACAAATTGACCATTAGACCGCCTTTTAACCGCCTTTTTTTTACTCATATTCCACCAATGCCATTACTAACGATTTATTCAGTTTATCCATTATGTTCTTCACATTAGATGAGTCAATTTCATATACATCAAACTCTAGTCTCCAATTATGAGTCATCTTTAGGTTTTTAATGCCTACTAACTCAACATTTAATGTGACTCCCTTATCTTTCATATTTAAAAAGCTGTAGCTACAACCGATTAGTTATTGTTTCCTGTCTATCGCCCTGTTTATACTATCAATTACTTAAAAACGAGTGAGGCACAATAACAGCCTCTATAAATAAGGCTCGTTGTCATAGTATTTTAGGGGGTTTTTGTAATGTTTTAGGGGTAAGGGATTCTTGTAAACTCTAATATTGTTAGAGTAAAAAAAATATAAAAAAGTTTTTGAGCGTCAGAGTCTGACCTCTTAAAAAGGCTTATTTCGTCATAGTCACTTTATTTAAAATGTTAGTTATTGCGATACAGGCTCTATCCATTGCATCTGCAACAGATTGTTTACTTATGCCAAAGTCCCTACCTATTTCTGAGTATGATTCTCTGCCTATATAGTATTTAGCCATAAATATCTCTATTTGTCTATGGGTTGCGTTCTGTGCGAATAAGATACCTGCTAATAAGAGATTCATTTTATCTACTTCTAGTTCTCTCACTTGCCATCTTTCTTTGTTATCATTGTCGTGTCTGCCGCATAGTTCACATGGTTCTATTTTGTTCATTATTACCTTTAGTATGTGGAATAAAAGGTTTGCTAGTAG